GAGTCACTGGCAGCCCTGGTGAATGCCGGTGTGCGTGGTGGTGAACAGTTTGATGCCATCAACCAGAGTGTCGCGCGTTTTTGCTTCTGCATCCGGTGTGGAGGTGGACAAGGTTGCAGAGGCTTTCGGAAAACTGACCACCGACCCTACGTCGGGGCTGATTGCGATGGTGCGCCAGTTCCGTAACGTGACGGCAGAGCAGATTGCGTATGTTGCGCAGCTGCAGCGTTCCGGTGATGAGGCCGGGGCCTTACAGGCGGCGAACGATATCGCCACGAAAGGCTTTGATGAGCAGACCCGTCGCCTGAAAGAAAACATGGGGACACTGGAGACCTGGGCGGATAAAACCGGGAAGGCATTCAAATCGATGTGGGATGCCATTCTGGATATCGGTCGTCCTGAGTCCTCAGCGGATATGCTCGCCAGTGCACAGAAGGCATTTGATGAGGCGGATAAAAATGGCAGTGGTACCAGAGCCGGAGCCAGCGCCGGGGAAAAACCGCCTCTTTCCGGGCCAACCTTCAGGGCGCATGGAATGACCGGGAAAATGCCCGTCTGGGGCTGGCAGCGGCCACGCTGCAGTCGGATATGGAAAAAGCCGGTGAACTGGCCGCCAGGGACCGGGCCGAACGGGACGCATCACAGCTGAAGTATACCGGAGAGGCGCAGAAGGCGTATGAGCGTCTGCTGACGCCGCTGGAGAAATATACCGCCCGTCAGGAAGAACTGAATAAGGCCCTGAAAGACGGGAAAATCCTGCGGGCGGATTACAACACGCTGATGGCGGCGGCGAAAAAGGATTATGAATCGACGCTGAAAAAGCCGAAGTCGTCAGGAGTCAAAGTGTCAGCCGGTGAGCGTCAGGAAGACCAGGCGCATGCTGCCCTGCTGGCGCTTGAAACCGAGCTCAGGACGCTGGAAAAACACAGCGGTGCGAATGAGAAAATCAGCCAGCAGCGTCGCGATTTATGGAAAGCGGAAAATCAGTATGCGGTCCTGAAAGAGGCTGCCACGAAACGGCAGTTATCTGAGCAGGAAAAATCCCTGCTGGCGCATAAAGACGAGACGCTGGAGTACAAACGCCAGCTGGCTGAGCTGGGAGACAAAGTTGAACACCAGAAACGGCTGAATGAGCTGGCACAGCAGGCTGCGCGGTTTGAGCAGCAGCAGGGCGCGAAGCAGGCGGCAATCAGTGCCCAGGCGCGGGCCTCACCGACCGTCAGGCGCAGCGGGAGTCGGAAGAGCAGCGCCTTCGTGACGTGTACGGTGATAATCCGGATGCGCTGGCGAAGGCCACATCTGCACTGAAGAACACCTGGTCTGCGGAGGAGCAGCTTCGTGGAAGCTGGATGGCCGGGCTGAAGTCCGGCTGGGGCGAGTGGGCGGAAAGTGCGACGGACAGTTTTTCGCAGGTTAAAAGTGCTGCCACGCAGACCTTTGACGGTATTGCACAGAATATGGCGGCGATGCTGACCGGTGCAGAGGCAGACTGGCGGGGATTCACCCGTTCGGTGCTGTCCATGCTGACAGAGATTTTTCTGAAGCAGGCGATGGTGGGGATAGTCGGGAGTATCGGCAGCGCCATTGGCGGTGCTTTCGGTGGTGGTGCGTCTGCCTCCACGGGGACGGCCATTCAGGCTGCGGCGGCGAACTTCCATTTCGCGACCGGGGGATTTACGGGGACGGGGGGTAAATATGAACCTGCGGGAATTGTTCATCGCGGGGAGTTTGTCTTCACGAAGGAAGCAACCAGCCGGATTGGCGTCGGCAACCTGTACCGCCTGATGCGCGGCTATGCGGAAGGTGGTTATGTGGGTGGTGCCGGAAGTCCGGCGCAGATGCGGCGGGCGGAAGGTATTAATTTTAATCAGAACAATCACGTGGTGATTCAGAACGACGGCACCAACGGACAGGCGGGGCCGCAGCTGATGAAGGCGGTGTATGACATGGCCCGCAAGGGGGCGCAGGATGAGCTCCGGCTGCAGTTGCGTGATGGCGGTATGTTATCGGGGAGCGGGCGATGAAAACCTTTCGCTGGAAAGTGAAGCCGGATATGGAGGTGAACTCGCAGCCATCGGTGCGTGAAGTGCGTTTTGGTGACGGGTACTCACAGCGTATGGCGGCAGGGCTGAATGCTGACCTGAAAACATACCGTGTGACGCTTTCCGTGACCCGGGAGGAGGCCCGGCATCTGGAAGCGTTCCTGGCAGAGCACGGAGGCTGGAAGGCATTTTTGTGGAAGCCACCCTATGCATACCGGCAGATAAAGGTGACCTGTGCCGGGTGGTCTGCGCGGGTCGGGATGTTGCGCGTTGAGTTCAGCGCGGAGTTTAAGCAGGTGGTGAACTGATGCAGGATATTCACGAAGAAAGTCTGAACGAGTCGGTTAAATCAGAGCAGTCACCGCGGGTGGTACTCTGGGAAATCGACCTGACGGCGCAGGGCGGTGAGCGGTATTTTTTCTGCAATGAGCTGAATGAAAAAGGGGAGGCGGTTACCTGGCAGGGGCGGCAATATCAGGCATACCCGATTGACGGCAGTGGCTTTGAGATGAACGGGAAGGGCAGCAGTGCCAGACCGTCGCTGACGGTGTCGAATCTGTTTGGTCTGGTCACCGGGATGGCGGAGGACCTGCAGAGCCTGGTGGGGGCCACGGTGGTCCGCCGCCGGGTGTATGCCCGTTTTCTGGATGCGGTGAATTTTGTGGCAGGCAATCCTGAGGCAGACCCTGAGCAGGAGCTGACGGACCGGTGGGTGGTGGAGCAGATGTCATCGCTGACGGCCATGACGGCCTCGTTTGTGCTGGCGACACCGACGGAGACGGACGGAGCGCTGTTTCCCGGTCGCATTATGCTGGCGAATACCTGTATGTGGGATTACCGGGGAGATGAATGCGGGTATAACGGTCCTGCGGTGGCGGATGAGTTCGACAACCCCACCACGGATATCCGTAAGGACAGATGCAGCAAGTGCATGCGCGGGTGTGAGATGCGCGGCATGGTGGCTAATTTTGGCGGTTTCCTTTCCATCAATAAACTTTCGCAGTAAATCCTGTTTTATGACACAGACTGAATCAGCGATTCTGGTGCATGCCCGGCGGTGTGCGCCTGCGGAGTCGTGCGGCTTCGTGATAGGCACCCCGGAGGGCGAACGGTACCAGCCCTGCGTGAATATCTCCGCAGAGCCGGAGGCGTATTTTCGTATTGCGCCGGAAGACTGGCTGCAGGCAGAGATGCAGGGGGAGATTGTGGCGCTGGTTCACAGCCACCCTGGTGGTCTGCCCTGGCTGAGCGAGGCCGACCGGCGGCTGCAGATAAAGAGTGCCCTGCCCTGGTGGCTGGTCTGCCGGGGGGAAATTCATAAATTCCGCTGTGTGCCGCACCTGACCGGGCGTCGTTTTGAGCACGGGGTGACGGACTGTTACACCCTGTTCCGGGATGCATACCATCTGGCGGGGATAACGCTGCCGGATTTTGAGCGTGAGGATGACTGGTGGCGCAACGGTCAGAACCTTTACCTGGACAATATGGCGGCGACTGGTTTTTACCGGGTGCCCCTGTCCTCTGCACAGGCGGGCGATATCCTGCTGTGCTGCTTTGGCGCATCGGTGGCCAATCATGCCGCCATATACTGCGGCAACGGTGAACTGCTTCACCATCTGCCTGAACAACTGAGTAAACGGGAGAGGTATTCTGAAAAATGGCAACGACGAACGCATTCTGTCTGGCGTCACCGCCACTGGCACGCATCTGCCTTCACGGGGATTTGCAACGATTTGGCCGCCGCCTCAGCCTGTACGTGAACACGGCAGCGGAAGCCATCCGTGCCCTGTCGCTGCAGATGCCGGGATTCCGCCGTCAGATGAACGAAGGCTGGTACCAGATACGTATTCGCGGTGAGGACACGGCACCGGAGGCGGTGTACGCCCGTCTTCACGAACCTCTGGGTGAGGGGGCGGTCATCCATATTGTGCCGCGACTGGCCGGAGCCGGAAAGGGTGGACTGCAGATTGTGCTGGGGGCGGCAGCCATCGTGGGCTCTTTCTTCACGGCCGGGGCATCAATGGCGTTATGGGGTTCAGCCCTGGCAGCCGGTGGTTTTTCTGCCACCACGATGCTGTTTTCACTGGGGGCCAGCATGATACTGGGCGGTGTGGCCCAGATGCTGGCACCGAAGGCAAAAACACCGGATTACCGCGCAACGGATAACGGTAAACAGAACACGTATTTTTCGTCACTGGATAACATGATTGCCCAGGGGAACCCGATGCCGGTGCCTTATGGTGAAATGCTGGTTGGTTCACGACGGATATCCCAGGACATCAGCACCCGTGATGAGGGCGGAGACGGGAAAGTGGTGGTTATCGGGCGGGGATGAAAATAAAAAAATCCCGCAGAGTTAGCGGAGCTGCGGGAGAGAACGATGAAGATTAACGTTATGGAGTTATTTTTCAGGCATCAAAAAAGTAATGCAGCGTCATTATTGCGGCTACAGGCAATTGCCGGAAATGTGAAGAGTTTCAGAAATTTTATTCCGTCATGACACAGGCACCCTCCGGGGTGCCTGTTGTTTTCTGGCATAAACAGATTCAGACATCAGACAGGAGAGGGGGACAGAGTGGGTAAAGGGGGCGGCAAGGGGCACACGCCGGTAGAGGCAAAGGACAATCTTAAGTCCACGCAGATGATGAGCGTGATTGACGCCATTGGTGAAGGGCCGATTGAAGGTCCGGTGAAGGGGCTGCAGAGTATTCTGGTGAACAAAACCCCGCTGACGGACACGGACGGTAATCCCGTGATACACGGTGTGACTGCGGTCTGGCGTGCCGGGGAGCAGGAGCAGACACCACCGGAAGGCTTTGAGTCCTCCGGAGCTGAAACCGCACTGGGCGTGGAAGTGACGAAGGCAAAGCCGGTGACGCGCACCATTACGTCCGCGAACATTGACCGCCTGCGGGTCACCTTCGGGGTGCAGTCACTGTTGGAGACCACCTCAAAGGGCGACCGTAATCACTCTTCTGTCCGACTGCTGATTCAGTTGCAGCGTAACGGTAACTGGGTGACGGAAAAGGATGTCACCATTAACGGCAAGACCACCTCGCAGTTCCTGGCGTCGGTGATTCTGGATAATCTGCCGCCCCGGCCCTTTAACATCCGGATGGTCAGGGAGACGGCGGACAGCACCACGGACCAGCTGCAGAACAGAACGCTGTGGTCGTCATACACCGAAATCATCGATGTGAAACAGTGCTACCCGAACACGGCCATTGTGGGGCTGCAGGTGGATGCGGAGCAGTTTGGCGGTCAGCAGATGACGGTGAACTACCATATCCGCGGTCGCATCATCCAGGTGCC